CTTTTACTATATATGTATATAAATATACCTAAATCAAATTAAAGTAAGTGTATTATAGAGGAATTACCACCTTTCATTTTATCTTTTTAACTTGATTTCCAGTTTTATCATTTACACATATCCATAATCCGTTCCATTTACCCCAAAGATTTCCTTTTACATCATATTTAAATTCAGTTAAATGCATAACTATACCTTTTTTACATCTTGCATATCCACCTGTTGTTTTATTACAATTTATTTTCATTGATGCTGGTATCTTGTTATATTTAACTTTATTATTTGATACTTCTGGTGTTGATCTAACATATTTTTGTTTTAATGATTTATAGTTAGCTTCTACCCATTCATTAGCATAATCCCTAATATGAATACATCCATCATAAGTGTACGTATATTTATTCTTAAACCATATTTTATAAGGATATTTAATGTGTACTCTTTGGAATCCCATATTAACACCACTATTAATAACATCTATTGACCAATCTTCATATTTATGTTCTACAACACCAACGTGTCCCATACCATCTTTTGAATAATGCCTTTTACCACAGCTAAAGCAAATAATATCACCAACTTGTGCATATTGATTAACTGGATATTTGGTATCATGCGCCCAGTTTTCAGCATTACTTGTAGGCAACTTATCTAATAATTCTTTTCTAGGTACACCTAACTCTAATTCTCTACCCTCACATAGCCATGTGCAATTTTTAACAAAATCTGGATAAAATATATTCTTATCACTATAATAATTTTCGTTTGTTTTCTCTGGTGCTTTTTTTCTTTCTTTATATTCTTCCATATAAACCTCCTATTTTTTGTTATAGTTAATACTTGATATACCAATAAGTGTTGCAATAAATGTTGCAATAGCACCTATTGTTAGTGTTATAACTTCAGTATCAAAATTGTATATAACACCTAAAGTTGATATTAATAATATTAATGCTGGTGTAAATACTTTTAATAACCAACACAATACATCATATACTTTATTTGGTAGTATCATAATTTACCCTCCTCTCTTAACTTTTCTACTTTATGTTTAACATATGAATTACCACCTAGTTTTTGGTATACTTCATAGTTCTCATAGAATCGTTCTTTTACAACTTCATCAATAAAAACACCTGCCTCAATATCAGCAAGTGTTCTTACAATAAAGTTTTTAGCATTGGATAATTCTATATTATCTATTTTTGAATATAAAGGTTTAAGTTGCATATCAAACACTTTTTTAAATCGAGCCATTAAAAACTCAACACCACCTATTAAAGCAACTATAAAGGCTATAAATGTAGCAATATCACCTAATGTTATATCTTTCATATTATCACCTATAACCTACAATTAAATATGAATCATTTAATACACTTGTACCATTATATGATAACGAAGTCATATATGCTTTTCTTATATTACTTGCTGTTGATAATGTTGCTTGATATTTAATAAGAATATTAGTAGTCCATAATGTTTTTATATCATCAAAGTAAAAAGAATTATAACCAATACTATCTAATTCATCTAAAAAAAAGTGTCCTAAATTAATTACATAATGTGAGTTATAACTATTTACAGCTATAATACTTAATATTACTTCTTTTGCATCCATTGGTATTTCTAGTTGATTATTACCAGTTGTTTTTATTGTTGTGTATTTAGTAATATCTTTACCATTTAATTCAATAGAAGCATTATTAACTGGAAAACAATTTACACCTAAACTATTTTTAGTTGTATCAAAGTACATTAAAGGCATACCTCTTGCAACTTTCGTTGTATATGTAGTTGTATGTAAACTATCACTTACTTCTATTTCTATATCCCAGTAATAAGTATTATCTAAACTAATTACACTTGTTTGATTATTTGTAAGGGTTGTATAGTTTCCCCATGTACTTGAGCCTTCTTGTTTTTGTCTAGTTCTTATTGTTAATGTATTACTACCAATATTTGTATAATTAGCATTTACTAAAAAGTTTGTATTTGAATAATAATTACTTTCACGTTTAATACTATATGTAGCTGTTGGTATAGAATATTGTAATAGATCAAGTGTTAAATCATAAGTAGCTGTTAAGTTTCTACTATCAGTAAGTGTTATTCTAACATTTTTACTTGATAAACTTGTGTAAGGTATTACCAAACCAGTAGCACTTGCACTTGTTCCAGATACCACCATGTTTGCTGTTATATCAGTTTGTGTTAATACAACACTTGTTATTGTTGCACTATTCTTAACTACTAAACCAGTAGCATTTATTGTTGTAATTGAATTATTACTTATTAATTTTTGATTATCACTTGTAATTGCTAGTGTATCGTTATTTGTGTCCTCATAACTTGCACTTGTTATACTTGGCATACAATCAGCAACTACTATTGAATAAGTACCACCATTACGAGTAATTGAACTATTAGCAGTTTCTACTTTTACCTTACATTTTGCACTTTGTTTATTTGGAATACTTGCATATAACTTTGTAGCATCTGCTAACCCACTTACAATAGTACCTGTTGTTGTTGTACTACCTATAACACTATCATCATCACCTAATAATGTTATCGTACAAGTTCTACCTAAATCGTTCCATATTTCAATTGTAGGGTTATCACCTATTATGAAACTACCCATACTAAATAAGAATGGATATGGGAATGTACTTATTTGTAATGTATCAGTTATACTAGATAATCCACTATCAGCTCTTTGTAATTTAGTTTTAATATTATAACTTGTATTAGCTGTTAAATTAGAAATTGTGTAATTTCCATTTGTTGAGTTAGGATTTCCAATATTAACCCAATTAGCTCCATTATCAATTGAATACCAAGCATTATTAATTGTAGAATCACTGCTCCAATTCATTGATATTGTTGTTTCTGTTTTACTTGATAAATTTTGATTAATTGTTGGATATCTAGGTATATTATCAATTGTTATACTTGTTCTATTAACACTAGATGATCCCGGTCCATATTGTTTACCACCACTACTTGCTGTACCATTTGCATAAGCTTCTATTTCTATTGTTGGTGGTGTACCATCATTGTTATGTTGTACTACATAAGTTGTAGTTCTAATTATATAAGGGTTTGAACTCCAAGGATCACAATTAAATCTTGCACTCCAAGTATCATTTACAACTAATGTACCATTAATATAAATATTAACGTAATTCCCTGTTCTTTGTCCTACTGTATCCCATTTTTTACTTGTATTAGTTGTTTGCCACCAAGTGTTAATAGTTAATGTTGAAGTATTGGCATCTGCACCATTTGAAACACTGCTCCAATTAACACCAAAACTCATATAACTTTTTTGATATGTTGTACTACCATTAATTGTACCACTTGCCATACTATTCACCTCCAACAGCAACTAAACCTATACCATCATTAACTATTTGATTATTACCATCATATATAGTTATTGGTATAAATCTTAATTTATTGCTTAATGTTATTTCATCTTCTATAACTGCCTTTTTGATATGTAATTCATCAAAGTCTACCCAGAAGATTTTATTATCATTTGCATCATAACCAGCAAAACCCTCTGTATCATTCATTACTACATAAGAGCCATCATTTCCATACATTTTTAAGCCATCTTTATCCATCAAACCTATTAATGTATTAGAATTGTTATATAACTCTAAAATACCACTTTGATTAGTTTGAGAGCCAAGTTTTAAAGTTCCCCCTTTAATCATATCAGCTACTAAATTAATAACATTTATGTTTTGCATATCTAACGTACCATTGATTAACCAAGCACTATTAAATGTTCCATTAATACCTGATTGACTAAATGCAATACCACCACTATTAATCATAATTACATTAGTAGCAGTTTCTTTTGGTAAACTATCAACAACTAAAATCTTATCACCATCATAAATAACATAAGAATTACCTAACATACCAAGTATATTTTGTTTTGCTTCATTTAATTCATCATTTAAAGTTATTTTAATGGCATTATTGTTTTCTTTTATAGCATCAGTAGTATTAGCAGTAATACTATTTACTAAATCACTTAATTGTGGCTCAAAATTACCAAATTCAAGTTGCTTATATTTATCTAAAATACAATCATATTCATAACCTATTAAATTAGTTAAGATATTAATATTTAATCTTTCATCAATAACTTCAATAATATCACCTACATCAGTTATTTTTTCAAGGTTAGCATTTAATGTATATAACACTTTAGGTACTTTGTTTTCATTTAGATAATCAGTTGCTTGTTTTCTTAAATCATCAATTAATGCTTGTTTATATGCTTCTTCATCAATATTACCATCTTCATCTTCAAAATCATCACTATTAATATTTTGAGTAAAATCAATAGTTTTTGTATAAGGGATGGAATATTGTATATCACTAACTATATAAGGTGATTGAGTATTATCTAAACTATTAAGCATAATACCATCAGTTCCAGTTGGTAGAATCTTTGTAATAACATCATTCCAGTTTTCTTCACAAGTAATTTCTTTTAAGTTTTTAGCATATCTAACAACAACACCATTATCAGCTCCAATTGTATTTCTAACTTCAATTGTGTAGTTATCTCTTACAATATGTCCTCCCCATCTTGCTACAACAACTTTTAAGGCATCAAATAGGCTAGTTCTTACACACCTATACGAATTAATAGTGTTTATATCACTTATTGTTGTAAATGGGCTTGTATCACTTGTAGCACTATTAAGATGATCTAATGCATCATTACAATTTTTACTATATACATAACTATCTTCAATTAAATAGTTTTGTGAATCATAAAAAACATGATTACATTTAGCAGTTAATTTATTTTTTGTCTTTTTTACATTACCAATTCTAAATGCTTGATTACCTTGTGGTGTATTAGCAACAATAATCCTATTTTGTGTAAAATCATTAATATAACTAATATCAATATCAATATCTAAATAAAAAGAGCCATTATCTTTTTTTACGATAACAGCTCTTAAAGGTTGTAATACTAAATCACCATTTGTACTAAAATCAGTATCAGTTGTTCCAAATAATCTTATCATAACAACCTCCTATATCCACCTAGAATAATTATCTACTTGTAATTTACTAAATGTACCAGATATTCTAATTGTGTTTTCACCACTTAATAACTTAAATGAGTTATAATCACCTATTACTTGTCTATTTTTTAAAGTAGATTCATAATAGGCTTCCATTTTATCAGTATCAATAATAATAGTTTCATTAGTACCTAAAGCAACTTGGAATATTTGATTATCATTTAAGTAAATACCAATATTACCAGTACCAGTTAAAGTTAATTTAGGTTTTGAATAATAATTACCATGATTAGTTATAGTAATACTATTAGTACCAGTAAAGTAATCTACACCAAGTATAAACATTTCATCATTATTAACTTGATTAATGTTCGTTTCACCATTTTTACTCTTTGCATTATATATTGCTTCTAATTGTTCTATTAATGTAGTATCAGTTATTTCAGTATTTGTAGGTGTTGCTAGTATACCATACATTATAATATTATTATTTCCTAACCAAGTTTTTAAAGCATTTACATCACTAGCAATTGAAGTAAGTATTTTTATATATAATTGATTACTTGTATATCTTGCAGTACCATTACCACTTGGAGCATTCCATTCAGTAGCATTATCAATAATAGTAAATAAATTAGAATAACCTTGTGTATTAGATATAAAACCACTATTAGTACCATTAGAATAAGCACTAACACCACTTGGAACTGTTGCACCACTTGTTGCCCAGTTTTCACTACCATCTAAAACAACTTTACCTATTTCTTTATGTAAATACCATTTATCATTTTCCTTATAGATATAATCTTGATATGTTCCTATTTTAGATAATTCTTCTTTTTTAGTAGAGTATTCTTTTATAGTAATACTTCCTTTTGTATCACCAGTTTCACTATCTTGCCAATATGATACTACTATATAGTTATCATTTGCTCCTGTTGTTATTTCATAACTTGTTTCAGTTATGGCATCTTCACATTGATTTAAACTACCATTTATTGCTGGTGTATTTGTTGTTGTTCCTACATCAAAATAATTTGTGCCACCTAATGTTTTTGTTATTAAATATTTTGTGTTTTGATTACATGCCATATATGTTGTTTTAATTTTCGTTAAAGATACACCATGTAATTTCATTACTGATTTGACTGCCATACATCCATCAATAACTGGTGCAGTAGTTGGATCATATAAATTAGGTGTATTATATCCTTGTACTGGTAGATTTATAGGATATGTAGTACCATTATATGCTTCATAGGTTGTAGCAGTAGAGCCTTTTTCAATTTGTATTTTATATGTTGCATTATTTAATGTTCCTAAACCATTTGTCCAACCTCTTACTTTTGTAATATTTACTGGGTTATTTAATGTTAGTATAAAATTATCAGCAGTTGTAAAAGATACCCAAGTTTGACTAATACTATCATACATACCACTTGTTGTAAAATTACTTATTGTTGTATCTTTACTTAATTTATATGTTCCAGCACCTAGTGAAAACTTTGTGTCTATTTCTACCCAGTTTCCACCACCACTCCAAGAACCATTAAATGTGATTATTTGATTACTTACACTAACATTCATATTAGTTGCTACTGTTTTTGTTTGGTCTAATACATTACATAAGTTTTTACCACATACTACAATATTATTATTTCCACTTACATTATGTATGTCTTGTGGATAAGATGGATTTGGACTAGGTACACCACCACAATATTGCTCGTATGAAGTTGCAGTAGAGCCTTTTTCTATCATAGGTCTTATTATTTCATTATTTACTTGTATTGTGTTTGCAACTTCGCATCTTAACCATATTTTAATTCTACTATTTAATGTAAAAGTGGCAGTTGTTTGACTTGTAGTAGTATTAGTAATTGCATTTCCACTTTCATCTAGTATTTTTAATTGTACTTTAATACTGCCACCACTTAATGTATATGTACCTGCATCTAAATATTGCATATATGAGGTTGCTTCACTTGTATACATTGAAAATGAAGCACTATTTGCAGTACCATTTACTAATATACTACCATTATTATAAAATGTATAACTAACTTGATTATGAGTTTTAGTCCATACAATAGGTATATATAAGTTTTTACCACTTAATTGTACTTGGCTTGTATTTCCTTTTAAGTCTATTTGCATTGGTGCTTCTATTGTACCTTCTAAATTAAAACTTGTACCTTCTTCTTGATGTTCTTCTAATTCTAATGTTTGTGTTTCTTCTTCTTTATATTTAAAAGGTTGGCAATGTATTGTTATTGTTGCTTTTCTAAATGCTTCTAATTGATTAATAAAATCAATTCTATTTAAAATTGTAAAATTATAGTACATATCTGGCTCATTACTAAATGTAATAATACCATCTTGATTAAAATATGATATTATTTCATCTATATCATAATTACCCCATAATCCTATTTTTAATGTTTTATCATATGCACTAAAACCTAATTGTGTAATTATATCACCATTTCTACCATCTATTTCTTCTCTTTTACTTCTCATTAATGGTTTACTAATAGCTGGTAAACTTTCAATTGCTAATCCTTCTATATCTAAACTAGATTCACCATTTATTATTACATAATATTTCATATTATACCTCCTATGAATAAATCTCTTGTTCTACTGTCTTAACAACAAATCTTCCTACTTCACGATCATCTAATTCTACTTCCATATCTTTTAATGCTTCTTTCATAGCAAGAGCCATCATTTTATAATTAGTATCTATTGTTATATTTGGGTTAATAGTAGGGTTTAAAGATGTTTCTATACCAGTATTAATTGCACCCATAGCAGCATTTATTTCTCTTGAAACATTACTAATATCAAACGAACTTGCCATACCAGTAGATAAATTACCAATAGCTCCATACACTAAATATGAGTTATTTTTAATTCCGTTTGCTAAACCTTGCATAAAGTCTGGCATCCATTCTTCATATTCTCTTAATGGTCCTTCGTCTGGTCTTGAAAAGTGTAATATAGATTTAATCTTACCAGCTATACCTGTTGCTGCTGCTTCAATTGATTTACTATTTGAAGTAATACCTCTTGAAAAACCTTTAACAAAATCTTTACCCCAAGATTCAGCCTCTGTATCTATTCCCAAAAATTTACCAACTAATTTATCAACTGCTTCTTCGGCAGCTTTTCCAAGTTCTTCTAGCATTGATTCAACCCCAGCTATTATTTCATCAATTATATCAGCACCATCTTTAAATATTTCACCATTTGTTATGTTCTCTGTTAAAGCATCATGTACACTTATAATAATTTCTGGAATTGCTGTTAACAATTCAGGAATAGCAAGTATTAATGCTTTTGCTAGTTCTATCATTAATGTAGGTGCTACACTTATTAATTCTTTAATCATCTCTGGTGATGTTAAAGCTTCTACTATTGATATTATAATTTGTGGTAATTTCTCAACCAATTTTGGTATAGCTTGTATTAAGCCTGTTGCAAGTGTAGTTATTAATTTAATTGCTAATATAACTATTTCATCTAAATTTTCTACAATTGTATCTATAATTGAGAATAACATTTCTAAACCAGCATCCATTATTGTTGGTAAATTATCAATTAATGTTTCAGCTACTAATTTTATTATTTCTATAACTATTTGAACTATTTTTGGTAAGTTTTCAGTAATAAACTTAACAACACTTTGTATTAATGATGTAATTGCATTTTTTATTTCACTTGTATTTGTAGTTATATTAATTAATATATTTCGTATTAATTCACTTACAGCATTCATTAATTGTGGTAATAATTCCATTATTATTTCAATTACTTTTGGCATTAATGTAGATACTAAATTTACTACACCAGTTAATATATTTGGTGCTAGTTTTTCAATAGCATTTGCTATATTAGTTAATGTATTGATAACTGCTTCACTTAATGCCTCTGGGCTACCAGTTCCATTTAAGAAATTATCTAATTCAGCTTTTAAAGTTCCAAATGATCCACTTATTGTAGTAGCTGCTTCCTCTGCTGTTGTACCTGTTATACCCATTTCTTCTTGTATAACGTGTATTGCATTATATACATCACTTAAATTTTTAATATCATATTTAACACCACTAAACTTTTCAGCATCTTTTAATAATCTTTCCATTTCAGTTTTAGTTCCACCATAACCTAATTTAAGATTATCTAGCATTGTATAGTTTTGTTTTGCAAAACCTTGATAAGCATTTTGGATACTTCCCATATCAGTACCAAATTTATTTGCATTATCACTCATATCTTTAAATGCCATATCAGCAACTTTTGCAGCTTCTTTTGTATTACCGCCTAGTGATTGTAATAAACTAGCACTAAATGATGCAACACCACTCATATATTCGTTAGCACTTACACCAGCTTCTTTTGCAGCTCGTTTTGCATTTTCAATTACCAAATCAGCATCATCTTTAAATAGTGTTTCAATACCACCCAAGTTTTGTTCCAATTCAGCATAAGATTTAACACCTGCTGCAACTACACCAGCCAATGCTGTACCAACTGCTGCACTTACTTGTAATAGTTTTTTACTTACATCTAAAGCAACATCACCAACTTTTTTTAATCCATCTTTTAATCCAGATAAATCAATTTTTGATGAGTTCTTTAATTCATTATTCATGTTAGATAATGCTTTTTCAGTTTTAGCAATTTCTAAACTTAAAGCATTATAATTCTTTTTTTGCTCGTCAGTAAGTTTGTTGTAATCACCCATTTGTCTTTGAGCTTCTTTTAAAGTTTCTAGTTTCTTTGTTGTTTCAGCAATTGAACGAGTTAATACATCTTGTTTTTGTGCTAGTAATTGTGTATTTGTAGGATCAAGTTTTAATGCTTGATTTAAGTTTTTTAAATCAGTATTTAAACTATAAACTTGATTATTAACATCTTTTAATGCTTTCTCTAAAGGTGTTGCATTTGCTCCCAACTCAATAGTTATACCTTTTATATTATTAGCCATATATAAACCTCCTTTTATGAATACTAAAAAAGGGATTACATTGTAGTAATCCCCTTTGTACTACTCATAAGAGTAGTATTATCTTGAAATAGGTGATGAATAAACACTATTTAAGAAACTTGCATAAGCAGTTTCACCCTCTTCACAAGAGTATTTAACTTCACCATCAGTTATTCTAGCAGCAGCAGTTATGTTTAATGTTTCAGTAACTGGTGTTTTAGATGTTTCAATTGTTTGTGATGAAACACTAGGTCTTTGTGCTGATACTTGTAAAAACCAATATTTTGTATTTTTAGAATCACCATCTATAATAAATCCTAATGCAAAATCTTTAACTTTATCATCTTTATTTTCTACTAATACACCATTAGAATCTTTAACCATGCCTAATACTTTAGTTTTGAAATCATCATTTATTAATGCCATTTCTAAAGTTCCAGTATAACCTTGATTTGCTGATGTTGTAAAATATTTAGTATTATCAGCATAAAAATCAGTTGTATCACCAGCTTGATCTAATGTTAGATTAACTGCACCCGGAATACTAAATACATCACCATAAGTAATTGTACCAGTTCCATAAGTAATTGGTGCTATAACAACACCTTTTAAGCCAAATTTAACTTTATTCATATTTTTTACCTCCATTTATATCCATATCCAATGGTAGCCACCACAGGTTTTACGTTTTCCATTGCAACACCTACCAATGTGATTAGATATTTCTAATTTTTGTGAGGCAATAATACAATTTGGATATATCATTTGTGTTTCAACACACATTACTCTTTTACTATGGCTTATTGATAATTTCTTTTTTGAATTATCTGTATGTCCTTTAAATGTACTAGGTTTACCTTTATGTGCTAGTATCATATTTAATCTTCCCTCATCAGTGAGATTATGTTTACCAATAGCATTATGATTTCCTGTACTTTTTTGTTTGCATATTAACTTTGTTTTTTCAGTATGGTGATATCCTTTAACACCACCACCACCATCAACAATGTTATATCCATTTGGCACTTTAGTATTTAGTTCCTTTATCCAATAAATCTCTTTATTGTTAAGTTCTTCTAAATTACTAGCAACATCAATTTCTTCAATAGTAAAATTATCAAATCCATATTTTCTCATAGCTTTATATAAATAAGTATTTTGAGTATGTGATGCATGTTTGTGGTTTCTAAATCTAGTTTTAATATCATAAATTGTTTGTCCTACATAGGATTTACCATTTACTTTATTAACTATCTTATAGATATATCCAAAAGCCATATTTATACCTCCTATATGTTATAAAAGTTATGATAGATTTGTTCTTCTTCATCCCATATAAATCTATCAACTTCATAAGGGATGTTATTATTTGTAAATAAATCTTCAATAGTTTTTTCTAATGCAACACTTTTTGTTTTAGTTATTAATTCTATTTCAAAGTTATAAGGTCTATAATATGTTAATCCATCAGCATCAAATACTTCTGGTTTATCTTCTCTATAAACAATAAATGGTGGATTAATTGTTTTATCATTATTAAAACGGTCGTATGCTACTGGCATATTTAATGTTTTCAGTAAATCAAATAATTGTTTATGTTCCATACTAACCTCCATTTTTAATATACTTAACTAAATCATCATAATATTGTTGAGTTATCTTTTTATCTACTGGTGCTATATGTTCTTTAGGTGGATACCACGTACCCCATACACCATATTGATTACGAATTACGTGTTTACGTTCTAGTAAGTGTGTAAGTCTATATTTTGTGTTATATATAGTACAATTTACAAACCCACCTTTTTTACTAGTCTTTACTTTCCAACTTCTAGCATATTTACCAGTATGTTTTGGTGATGTAAGTTTTAATTCTTCACTACCTTGTTTTGATAACTTAATTGCATCTTCATACATTTTTTCTTCAATATCATTTGTATAGTTTTTTAATATTTCGTTTATATCTAAAATAGAATCAGCCATTATCTACTTACACCTGATTCATTAATGCCTATTTTTTTAGCACAAACCAAAACAATATCAAACTTATTCTTTGGATCAATAGTTCTTATTATCTGGTATTCTTCATTATTCCATTTCAATTCATTCTCACCATTGTAATTAAGTCTTTTTACAACAAATTCACAACTTGGTGTTAATCCATTCATTATTGCATTATAGAATTCATTAGTCTTAACACTTTGTTTCTTGGCATAACATTTTTTATAACTAATAGAGGATGGTATAGAATTACCTATATCATCCTCTTCAATAGTTATATTCATTAGATATATAATTTCAGTATATTCCATAGTTATCTACTTTCTATACTTGGTGTTATATATTCAGTTGTATGCCTTAATTGGTCTTTTAATAGTCTATATGATTTATCATGCATTTCACTATAAACTACATCTAAATAACTTAAAACAAATTCAACAATTGCACTTTTTACCAAACTATCTTGATTTTCTTGAGTATTGACTATGCCAATACTTTCCAAATCATTTTGAGCTGCTTGAATCCATATTGTTATCATTTCATCAAACTCATTATGATTTATGCCTTGAATCTTTTTTATTTCTTCTAGCATAGTCTTAACCTACTTTCTAATTAATTTTTTATTATCTTGATGCAGGAGCAGCTATTAATGTAAATGCCTTATCAGCAACAACACCAATACCTACATATTCTTTACCTAAAATCTTAACTAAATCGTATTCCATTTTAGATAAATCATCATATTTTAATTTAATTCCATCACCATCTGGGAAGTTAAATAATGCACCATGGTTGAAATCACCAACGATTGCATAAACAGCACCTGTTGCAGTTGCAGTTGTATATGATGGAAGTGAGTTATTATAAACTACTCTATATCCTCTATATACATCAAATCCATAATTTGCACTTAATTGTGCTGCTATGAAATCAGCATCAGTTTCTTTATTCATTACAATAGTAATATCTCTTGCTTCATCACTTAATTTTGAAACTGCTTTAACAATTGTATCTACTGCTGGAGCTTCACTTATTTTAGCAGCTGATGGTGTATCATATATACCTGATTCATTTGCTTGTAATGTTTGTGGAAGTTGAGCTATCTTACTAACTAATGTATCAACACATTTTTTAGCAATTTTATAAGTTAATTCATCATAAATATAATTTAAGAATTCTTCACCTCTCATAGATAAAACTTCATCACTTACTGATATCCATTTCTTAATATTTTGAGGTACTATTTCAACTATTCCTAAAATTAATGATTCTTCATCAACAGCACCATTTCCCTCTTGATGAATAGTTGCATCTGTACTTGAAACTTCAAATTGTACTTTGTAATTTCCTTTTACTGCAATTCTTCTAACATATTGTGCTAGTTCTTCTCTTTCCCATGCAGTTCTAACAATACCATCTACTAAATCTGGTACTTCTACTGTTGCACTATTACCAGTAGCATAACCATCAGTTGTGATTAATGCTCTAGCTTCAGCACTCATATTGTAATCTTCTACTAATGTAGATTTTAAGTATTCAGCATATGCATTGATATACTCTTTTGTGTTTCTTGTTTCCATTTTTATTCCTCCTATACTTTTTTGTTCTTCAATAGAAACTTCTTGTGCTTGGATTTCTCCAGCCTCTAATTTTTCTTTTGTATCCTCATTTTTTATTTGCTCGTTAATTTCTTCTACTTCTTCGTTTAAAGTATCAACTTCATCATCTAATTCTTTTATTTTTTCAATATCTTCAGTATTTTCTGCTTCTTCACGAATTTCTAACTTACGAGTTTCAATTTCTTGTAGTCTATCCATTTCGTACTACCTCCTATTGTATTTTTGCTATTTAAGGCATAACTGCCATAATATCTATTCCAGATATTTATTAAAACGATTTAAAGCACTATTCCAGCACTTAAAAAGATATAGCCATTCCAACTATACCTTTATAATCGTATTAACCTAATTTAGCCATTAATTTGCTTTTAGCATCTTCTAACATTTTTCTTTGTTCTTCTAATGCTAATTCTTCTTCGTGTTGTTTTCTTAATTCTTCTCTACGTTGTAGGAATTCATTATTATCCATATCACGTGCAACACTAACATCAGTTGCATTATAGAATGGTTGATCTACAACACTAGCATCAAATACTTTTGCTATTTTAGTAATTGTTCTAGTATCAGTATCATAATCATATGTATCACCACCATCAGCAACTACGAATGCAAAACTTTGTTTATCTATTAATCCTGATTTAATAGCATTAAATATATCTTTATGTTGTTGTATATCATCTTGTAATACAGCATCCATAAATAAACCTTTATCATCTACATTTAACTTTAATGAATTATTACGAGTTCTAGCAAGTACCATAAATGTATCATTATGGTTATATCTTAATACTACATCACTCATATCAGCATCATCAAAAGCAGTAGGTGCTATTACTTCAGTATAATCATATGTTTCTGGGCTATTAAATACTGCTGCATAACCCTTTATTTCCATTTTGTTATCTTCAGTATCTTCAGCTCTAAATTGCATATCTAATTTTCTTACTTCTTTACTCATTTTCTTCACCACCCTCATTATTTAAATTATCACTAACATCTTCATTGATTTCATGATTTTGGTCTATCATTAATACATCACCATTTTCAATTGGTGCTAGATTAAAGATTTCCCTTTGTTCGTTTATTGTTAAGATATTTCCACAATATCTAATCATATCTATTTTTGTACTATTACTTGCATATTGTAATCTATTACTTTCAAATAATATTTCATTTCCAAATCCTTTTTCAGTAGGTGTAAATAATTTATTAGTAAATTCTAAACTCATTTGTAATCCTATTGGCTCTAATACACTTTCATAAAAAGCATTCCACTCGTTTTCAGTATAACTTGATGTAATTATCTTTTCATTTATACCAAAATATTTAAGTACCTTATTATCAATTTCTTTAACTTGATTATCAGTTGCTGTTTGTGGCTCTACTTTAACAGGTGTAAATTCAGTAGTTGCATCTAATCCACCTATACCACTCTTATCACCATTTTCAATAAAGTCTTTTACAAATTGGTCTCTCATTTTCTTAACATCTTCTGGCTTTAACATGGCTTTAGTAGATTTAATAATCCCTTTAATGCTTTGTGTAGTTCTTATTGCATTTATAATACCCTCATCAAGTATATGTTTCATTGATAATACTTTTTTAAGTGGCTCTATACTTCCACCAAATAAACCATCCTTACTATCACCACGTGTTAAATGAATACAACTTGAATATGGTACGAATTGTGTTTTACCTCTACCAAATTTAAACTTTAACCAGATAGCACCTTGATATTCATAAAATTCAATAGTATCAAATTTAATAGGATATAAACCTTTAATATCTAGGTTTTCATCTCTACTTACATATACAATGGCATTATTGTTATATTCATATTCACAAAATATTTGATAATAAAACTTAAAAGCATTTTGTAATTCATTTGGTTGTTTTGCTAATAATCTATACAACTTACTATCAACATTTTCTATAACTCTTTTATTTTGTTCTTTACTAAAATAATTGCGAATATGTCTTGGATGCATTTTAGCACCATTACGAGCTATTGCATCTACACAAGCCAATACATCAGCATCACGTTTATAATCACCATTATAATTTGTGAATATTGCTTTATTATCATCTAGGATTTTAAATGTAGTTGCAGTATTTGGTGGATCAACATTTTTATCACTTCCAAATATCCTGCTAAACAAACTTCTTTTTTGCATTGCTATACCTCCTCATTTATATAATTCAAATATTCTTGTTGTCTATTAATGAATATTACATAAGCATCCATTAAACTAGCAGCACCATCTATTCTTTGTTGTGCTTTTTCTTTAGATAACATAATATTCTCATTATCATCTACTTTTACTACTACATTGGATAAGTTCCATTTTGTTATTGGATTATTGTTATAATTTATCTTCTTATCCATTAAATCAGCTTTCATTTGTTTTAATGGTGCTGATTCAGTTTTAAATCCTTGCCTTACTTCCAACATATCAAATCCATTTGCTTTCATCTCATCTATCCAGAAGTTAGCATTCCAACTATCATAACCAATCCATAATGGTCTTAAATCGTTATCATTGATTTGTTCTAAAAACCAACTTGTTATATCATGGTAGTCTATTTTATTATCACCAGATAATCGTAAATAACCACTCTTTAACCATTTATCATATGGTATCTTATCTTCTATTACTTTTTTATCTAGCAAATTAGTAGGTATCCAATACATTTGCTTTACTCTTATTTCTTTATTAACTACACCTAGTAATGTGGCACACGTTAAGTCAGTTGTACTTGATAAATCACATCCACCTATGCAATAACAATCTTTCCATTCTTGATATATCTTTTCATTATTTAGATCATCAAACGTTAACCAAGCATTTAATATGTTTTGTCTTATATTAAAGTCTTTACATAATAAGTTAACCAACTCAATAGGATTATTTTTAGCACGTTCTACTTTTTCCCTTAAACTCTTTAAATCTTTAATAGAGTTAAGGGCTGGATTTGCTTTGTACCAACTATCTTCATTTACCCATTCTTTCTCATCATCTAATTCATATATAACTGGTAGTAATACTTCATCTTCAATTGTTCCATCTACAACTTTACTTGCATAATCGTATTCAATATCAAATACGTTTTGTCTTATAGTTCCCATTGTAGATGTTTCTAGTAATAATGGTTGTGTTCTTGCACTCATTGAATCATACATTACATCAAGTAAGTTCTTATCTTTCCAAGCATGTACTTCATCTGCAATTACTAAATGTGAATTTAAACCATCTAAACTATTACTATCACTTGCTAATGCTCTAAATGATGAATCAGTAGCATCATAATATATGCCACCTATTAAACAACGAATCCTTTTTGCCAAACAGGGCGATTTCTTTATCATCTTTTTTGATTCTTCCCATACTATCTTACTTTGGTCTTTTTTAGTAGCAACACTATATATTTCAGCTCCACCCTCGTGATCTGCTATTAACATATATGTTGCTATTGCACTATCTAATACTGATTTACCATTTTTACGTGCTACAAAAAATATTGCTTTCTTATATTTCCTTAAACCAGTATCCTTATCAACAAAACCAAATAATGCTTGTATAAATGCTTTCTGGAATAGTTGCAGTTTTAATGGCTTACCATTCCACTTGCCTTTAGACTGTCTACAAACACTTTCTATAAACTTTATTGGTTTTATTGCTTTCTTCTCATCATAGATATATGTATGTGTTTCTTCAACACCAGTACTCTTATTAAAAAAAGACACTTTACGAGGTGTCTTTATATCATCAACTAATCTTTTATATATATTTTTTATCTTCTTACATACTTTATTTGGATTATCACAAATCCATTTATAATATTCTTCTATGTAATTAGTCGTATTCACTTAAAAACTCATCTAATTCATCAGTAGTTGATGTATCAGTACTTTTATCTATCATTTCTTTTAACTTAACTATTTTATTAAATGCACTATCACTTGTTTTTGTGTATTTATCTACTGCTGGATGTATACATATGTTTTCTCTACCTTTAACATATTCCTTTGTTATTGTAGCTCCATCTTCTTTAAATGATTTTTCTAATGCATCTAACATTTCAATTTGTACTTCAAGTAAATGATAACTAGTTTTAAAACTTGCATCATCACCTAAACCACTATCAATGGCTTCTTGCAATATACCTTTTGCCATTTCTTTAACATTCTTTTCATCTTTTGCCATTTCTTTGTATCCTCTTTTCTTTTTCCAAAAATCTTCACATATATCTGTGTAATAAAGCAAAC